TCCACGATGCGGAACTGTAATTGATACAGTGTTCATTATGTTAATAAGATTGCCACTTACGCACAGGTTATACATGGATTGTGTGGTCGTATGGTACTTATGCACAGGTTAATGTGACTAAGTGGACAATTTGGGTGTGGATAAGTCCTCCAGCACCTCGACGTGGCGCAGTGCATCCATGCGCATCCCTTGGATGTTGATGCTGACCTGCTGACCCTTCTGCTGCGCGTAAGCAGGTGCATTCCACCTCTCAGCCGTCCAATGGCGCGTTTGGATGCGTAACTTAGCCAGGTTGACCTCCTCGATGGACGCTGAGTCGGCGATGTCCAGCGCATCGGAGACCATCAGATCAGCCGCCCTCACACGCGCACGCGAGACCAATTCTACGTTCTCTGGCTTGCTTAACCACGCATTCATGGCCGTCCGACCCACGCCTAACGCCATACATACCCGCGTAATCGACTTGCCCTCCTCCAGCATCACGATGATCTGTTCCTGCGGAATTTGATCCAATTTAATCAAGTCCTCCTTACGTTTCGGTCTACCAGCCATTTCTAAGCCCTTTCTAAGCGTTTTAGTCTATCCAAGCACCCAACCTATCAACCTACCCATTTTCTCGTCAAATTGAGGCGTTCCTGCCAGCCTCAGCCAGTTCCGTGTTGAACTTCTTTTCCAACGTTGACGGTTTACTGAAGTCCAAGTCACTCTCCATGTCATCGAACCCGCTGTCACCGCCCACCTTCACCATCGTGGCTCCAGCGTCCAACTGCTTGATCTTGATGACCTGCTGCATCACCGCACCGGCCATCATCGTCTCGATCTCCTCCATGTTCCAAACGTGCCGTCCTTGCACATCAGGTCGGAACTGGCTGTACAGCAACGCGTCAGCCTTGGTCTTGACAATGACCATCACCGAACCGTCCACCATCTCATGCTCAATCGCCGCAATGTCAGGCATCTCACTTATCCCGTTGGCCACCGCGTACCGTTCCAAAGCGTCATACCCCGCAATCATTCCCTTGACCGCCTTCTCCAACCTTTCCTCGTCCCGATTCTCTTGAGCCGTCCACACCCGCTCCATCTGATTCCAAAACTTTGTCCGCAACTCAGCGTCCACCAGTCCAATCAATCTATCAATACCCCACACAGCCTCATGGTCTTTCTTTCGATTACTGACCGACAACAGCAACGAGTTCAACTTGACCTTGAACGGGTCTGCTGGAAAACTTGGCTGCTCAACCTTTACTACTACTGCACGTTTTTTAGTCACCATATCAATCCTTACTAGTTTCTTACGCTGTCCTCATAAATGTAAACAAATGGATGGGCATCCCTTAAGGGATTTGCCACCATTTGTTTACATTTACCACCAACAAATGGACGCACCATTTGTTTACCATTTGTTTACCATTTGTTTACTTTTACTCATCATCACCACCAAACTCAGATTCGTCCTCAAANACCGCCCAAACGTAATCCTTGAACACAACAACCTTNTTTCTTGCTACAAACTGACGCATCAGGAAACTAAATTTGTTGGAAATCTGCTTGCCAGTTTTCTCATATCCCCACACTTCCTTAAACTTTTCCTTCCAATAATCGATCTTTACGGCCTTATTTCTCTTGCCATCAAGGTCACGCATCTCTCCGAATTCCTTAATCGCCTTGTGCAGAGAGTCAATACAAACCTTCTGATCGCCGCCCTTGTCCCGCATCAATGGAGGCTTTTTCTCCTTCTTTTCCGTGTCTGCTATGACCCTCGTTGCCTCATCCGAAGGGTTAACGGCAAGGCTGATGACGGGTTCCAGTCCCAAACTAGACGCTGATAACTGCACCTCAACCATCTCAAATCCGATCTTGATGTTGTCCGCGCCGTCCTTCTGTTTACTGATGGTTAGCAGCCCTGACCCCGCAATCCCGTCGCGTTTACCGCCTTCTATCTTCAGTAATTCCAGTTGCGTATCCACGGCCCCTAAGAGGGAAGAGTGGCCGCGCAGCCCTCTTGTGGCATCCTTCCCACTGTGGTGCAAGATCATGATGGTGCAGTCCAGCATCCTTTGGACCCGTCCGATGTTGGTGATGAACGCGCCCATGTCCTGGGAGTCGTTCTCGTTGCCGCCGCCGAAGGCTCGTGCCAAGGTATCTATTTGCAGCAGGCTGAACTCCACGCCCGTGTCGTTGATGAGTTGCTGGATGGACAGCATCAATAGGTTGAAGTCCTCCTCACTCGATCTCAGGTTGAGTTGGTGTCTGATGACGTAGATTTCCGCGCCCTGCTGGGTGTTGTTGTGTATCTTGCAAGCCCTGATCCTTGCCCCAATACCGCCATGTCCTTCTCCGCAAATGTACAGCACTGCGCCTGGAGTCTTGATCTCGTTACCCATCCACGTCCTGCCCGTTGCCACCGCCTCGGCAATGTCCAAGGCAATGAAGGACTTGTAACTGCCTGGTGGTCCGTACAGGGCGACAAACGACTTCTTGGGTATGACCTTCTCTATCAGCCACTCGACTGGCTCGTCCTGAATGGTGTCCCACGACTCGATGTTGAGGAACAAAGGCTTGGCCTTGGTTGACTCGTCTTGCTCAGTTGACTTGAAGTTGTAGTCATCTGATGTACTATTTTCATAGTACGGCTCTACCTGTTCGCTGTTCGTTGCGCTATCCGTTTCCGTGATGGCTGGGAGTTTCTTTGCAAGGTCTGCGAGTTCAGCCCTCGTGCCTCCCATCTTCACCCACTCGAAGGCATCATCGCCAGGGAACGGAAGATCAAGGTCTAAATACCTGACAGACTTGGCCACCGGCAGCAGGTTCTTGATTACCTTCTTGGCGTACTCCTGTCCCGCCTTGTCGTTGTCGGGAACCACCACCACGTTTGCCCCTGCAAAGTACTGCGTTATCTCAGCAGGCCAATGCCCAGCCCCAGCGTGTGACGTTGTGGCTATGGCTCCGATGGACACCAGCGCATCCGCCGCCTTCTCGCCTTCGACAAGGTAAATGGCACGGCCTGCTGTCTTTGCGTCCAAGAGTTCTGGGAATCGGTAAGGGACAATCCTTACATCTCCAAGCCGTGAGTGCCGCCTGCCGAGTGCGTCAACCCTGACCAGCCTGTAGTCCTTGCCCTTCTCTGTGTTCGTCTTGAACCTCTGCTTGATGAACAGGGTGTTCCTGTCCTCGTCCATGTACTCCCACTCCTGCTCCAAGGTCATAGGCTGCGGTGCGAGGGTGGCGAGGCTGCTGAATATCTCCTCACGTTTAGGTAGTTCCGGCAAAAGACCTCTGTCTCTGATTGCGTTGAACACGTCCTGCTGGTCGCACCCGCCGTGGCAGTGGAACAAGTACTTCCCGTCCTGAGTCTCCGTGATGGAAAGGGATGGGTTCTTGTCCCCGTTGCCCTTGCCGTGCGATTGGACTGGGCATGATGCCAGCCACGATCCGTTTGCTTGCTTTGCGTTGCCTAGTGCCTGCGCTATTTGTTCGGCTTGCATAGTTATTCTTTATTTTTAGGGGAAAAAAAAGCCGAGGCTGTTACACCTCGGCGTTCGGGACTACGGCTTAGAACATCTCGTCTTCGTCTTCCACTACAGCCGCCTTCGCCGGTGCTTGACGCACTGGCTGAGGTGCTTGCTCAACAGGAGCCGCCACAGCGTCCATTCCTTCGGGACGCGCTACCCACGACACCAACTCAAAGTTGGGGATGCGAGTCGTACCCTTGCCGATCTTCTCCAACTTGGAACCCTTGTACTCAACCACCGGCAACTTTCCAGGGTTTGCAGCGCGTTGCGCGTCGCAGGTCTTGTACAACTGCTCCAAGCCCATGTTGGGTCCGACTCCGTTGCTAGACCACTCGGCTGCGCCGATCTCCTTGTTGTACAGCGTGACCATGAACCCGCGCTTGTGTTCAGGCGTTGGCTGCGGACCCTTCTTACCGAGTGCCACATCAGGGTTCCACTCGCGCTGACCAACGGCCAGCAGGAGCCAACCAGTCTGCACGTTGTCGATGTCGAAAACGACTTTTTTTAACTGGATTTCTTCGTTGTTTGAGTTTGTCCAAGCGTTGGCTTGGGGTGAGAAACGGATGTAGTTACCAGAGCCGCCGGAGGATGAGAGATTTAGCATTTGCGTTTTGCTTTCAAGGTTATGTGACTAAGTAGTCACGGGGAGGTGATTATTGTCCAAGTCCAACCGCTTTGGCAAGCGTTAATCCTGAACTTTCTTTTTTGGTGATGTCCTCAAGGACGTGTTTCTTTTCCTTACCTAGCAGTTTCTCTGCCACCGCAGGGGAAATGATCTCAGTAAGCATGAGTTTGCTGTGTTCGATACCCGCAGCCTCCAGCGCGACTACGGCTGCCGCCTCATCAATCCACTTGCGCGTTGCGCGTTTGGGCGACAGTTGCCAGCCTGACAGGACACCGCCGTCTTCCAAGACCTTGGTGGCGTGTTTGCGTAGTGCCGCGATGAAGTCCTCGACCATCTCAGACCGAGCCAGCAGGTCGCTGACCACTTCAGGCGCAAGGGTCTTGACATCCAACTTGACGGGTATCAGTTCCAACGCCTTAGTCTGCGCGGGACAGATAACCTTGGCAGGACAGTAACGGCAGGCGTTACTAGATGGCTTTGGCTGCGCGTCCATGTTGGCAGACTCAGCGATGGCAGGCAGCAGCACGTCAACCTTCCAACTGTTCAACTCATCCACCGTCATGATGTGTGTACGTGTATCGCCTGAGTGCGGCTGGATGATGGACAGCCTGACAGTCTCCACAGGCTTACTCTTGATCTTGGCCAGCGTACCCAGCGCGTAAATCTTCATCTGACTGCTGTCTGCATCCACGTACCCGCGTCCCGTCTTCAGGTCTGCGATCTCAAGGATGCCGTTACCAAACCCGATCACGTCAGCAGTCCCGCCCAACTTCACAGCGGGAGTATCAAAGACCGTCACGTACTGCTCGACCTTTACAGCCCCAAGTTCAGATTTCAGATTTGTAATGTGGTCAAGGTGAGCCTGGGCAAAGTCCACGTTCTCTTGAGTCATCGTGATGCCCTCTACAGGCTTGCCAAGGTAGGCATCAGCCTTCTCGCCCGTAGCAAAGCACTTCTCGGCCAGGGCGTGGATGGCAGTACCGATCTGCGCGGCCTCACCAGCGGGTTCGTAAGGTACGCCTTCACTGAGCCGTACAGATGCGGGGCAGGCGATCCAGCGGGATGCTGAACTTGGCCGTAGGATTATTTTGTTTTCCATTGTTTTCTTTCGTTGTCCGTGTCATGGATAAGGATTTGGTAAGCCAACTTGCGCACCTCGGTGGTGACAGCGTGTCCCAAGTCTTCAGGGTCAAGCATCCGTTTCAGTAGGACGGTCTTCTGACCCGACTGGTGACGCTCGTTCTCCAACTGGGTCCCAAGGTAAATGATGTGGTCACGCATTGTTTTGAGTTCTTCTGATGTCACTTTGTCAACTCCCTCAAGTACCAAAAGCCGATCAGCACAGCGTCAGCCCTGCCATCGTCCTTGGCGCGAGCAAACTCTTTCTGATGCGATGGGTAGAGTTCCATTGCGCGGCTGCGGGATGCGTCCTTGCCAATCCCACGGGTGATGGCTCTAGTCCACACCGCCGGCTGCACAAAGGTCTGAGGAACCATCAGCGCGGCCAAGACTCCCTCAATCACTCCAGCACTGCGGCCAAAGGAAAACATTGAACTCACTCCCTGACCTGGCATTGCGGACACCTTCTCAATTACTGCGTGGTCTGCCTTCAAATCAATGATGAGAGTCGCCAGCCCCTGCGCTGATACCTGACGTTTCTGAGTCTTTCCGCGCATGATGCTGACCACCGGCATATCCGTCACGGACTCAAGTGTCCCGTCAACGTGCAGCGCGACGGCTCCACTGAGTCCTGGGTCGATACTGATAACCCTCACTTGACGGCCTCTTCCATGTCTTTCGCTAGTTGCGTCATCCGTGCAGAGATCAGCGCGTCAACGGCCTCGTTCAACTTAATGATGCTGGAGTACAAAGGAACTGTCTTGCCGGTTGCCCACCGTGAGAGTTGGGCTGGGTCAATGTTGGCAACCCTGCCAACGTCGGAGAGCCGAAACCCTGCCGACTTTGCGCGATCTCGGATCGCCTTAATTGCTTGCTGTGTAGAAGTTTCCATGATTGCGATGTTAAACTAAAGTTGATGAACAGCGCAAGTGTACAGAAAAAAAGGGGAGAGCGTGAACTCCCCCCTCAAAGGCAACTGCGGGGGAAACAATACCCCGCGCTGGTATTTTACAACGGATTAGTTGACTAAAAATGCAAATATTTTGCAACACTTAGGGAAAACACCTAGATAAATAGTTGACGAAGTAGTCAATGTGCATTATGATTCACCCATCAACAACCGCCGAAAGGCAATTTTTAGGAGGTCTTATGACCGATTTCACTTTCTCTCCCGCAGACTTCAATGCTACCCAAATCACGGTAGTGGCTAACACTCCAGACGCTTTGGAATATCTTGCAGAGCGTTATGGTTTTGCTTGCATTTCCATTAACGTGCGCAAGTCTGCTGCGCCAGAGTTAGCAGACTCTTTTGAGTTTCAAGGTTTGTCTTACCAATAACCCAACGGGGCTACGGCCCCAGCAACTGAAAGGAAACAAGATGACTGAACAAGAAGAGCAAAAACTCACGGAGCAGGTCGAAGACCTTGCCCAACTCATGCGCGAACTGGCTATCGAGCGTCGCCAGGTATTAGAGCAAAATAGTTTTCTCCGAGCCATTGGCTCACTTAACGATGGAGTACGAAATGAATTCATTTAAGGACTACGCCCTGGCCGTTGCCATCGGCGTTGCATTGGCAGCGTCACTCGTGCAGTGGTGGTCATCATGAGCGAGCCAATGCAAAAGGAGATTGATGCCATCGTTGCGATGATGGCTCCACCACCAAGCAGCGCAGGACTGCTCACCGCCCGTGACGTGCAAGACATCGTCAGACGCGCAGCCTCGAAGGGCGCGTTGGTCGGGTGGCTGGCCGCTGAGAAGGATGTCAAGGAACGCGCTGGCCGCGCCCTTGCCCAAATGGAGTACGAGAACCAGTGTAACAAGGACAGGGTCAAGGAACTTGAACTTGAGATCATTGGGTTGCAGCAGTGAGAAAGCGCAGTAAGTACAGGCCAAAGCCGCAACTGCCTGACCCATTGGCTTGGGTCTTAAACGGCTTAAAGCCGGTGGCAGAGGCTGGCATCGTGGACGTTCAGATCAAGAACCACAGCGCGATTGATGCCCTAAGACGTGGCGTTGCCACCCGCCTTGACATCGACTACATCATTGAGGCATTCAACATCATGGAGGCACTCTGCCGTCTTGGGGTTGCGTCAGAGTACAAGGATGAGATCAAGGCAGCCCAGGACGCGCTATACGCAGCCGCAAAGCGTGGTGTGGATGCTGGGTATCGGTTTGTGCTGAAAGCCTCAGAACTGAACGCCATCAACCTTGGGATGGAGATACACGATGCCCAGGTCGAGGTGACATCCATTGCCACGATGGAGAAGGCTATGGACATCGTCCTTGGCGAAATTAAAAAGAAACGTGCAAGAGTAATTTTGGAGAAAACACCATGAAGATTCAATTTGTAGAAGACGAAGAAACGCCTACCGTGTTCGAGCGTATGTGGGACTACCTTATGACGTTCCTAAAGTGCGTTGGCATCTTTGCCGCCATCTGCTTTGCCATCGGGTACTTTAGCAACAGCAAGGCACAGTCTAAGCAATGCGAGCCAACCAAAACAGTTTTAGCAAGGAGTATTTTTAAATGAACCACTTAAAAAACGTATGGGCATGGTTTACAAACCATTGGGTAATGCCAACCCCTGCGGAGTTAGTGGCAGATGAACTAATACACGCACAGCGCAGCAAATTGCGCCACCAATCGGCACAGGAGTACCACGCAGCCATCGTTGCTTACAACGTGGCACGGATTAAACGCTTGGAACAATTGACCGCCAAGCAGGAGGTGGTGGAATGAAAGAAGCATTGAAACTTGCGCTTGAGGCGTTGGAAAGCAGCAACAATTTAATAAATGGCACAGGAAATCATTTTGGTTTGGAAGGTGCAATGGACGGCTATTACAGTGGTTGTTTTGATGTTGACGGAAACAACAAACTGTTAAACAAAGCCATCACCGCCGTCAAAGCAGCCTTGGCACAGCAAGAGCCTGTGGTTGGAACGAAGACTTGGTTTGAAGACGACAAAGTTGTAACTCAGTATCTAACGGCAAAGGACATTTACAAAGAACCAGAGCAGGAGCGCAACTTCTGTTCACGCTGCGGTAAGCGCACAGCAGACCTCACCGTGATTCACACTTGCACACCACCACAGGAGAATGCATGAGCCAGTACAAGATATGCGCCAAGTGCTTGGAGTCCAAGCCGCACGATGGTGGGGTGGATATGTCACCAGTCAGGTGGATATGCCAGCACTGCTGGCTGATTAGGAAATGAAGAGGCGAGACAGGGTGATCGAACTCATCACGGCCAAGGCCATGACATCAGCGGAACTGTCCAAGGTAATCCACTGCGGATTGCGCGGGACCCAGATCATCATCACGAAGTTGCGCAAGGCAGGGCTGATACACATACAGGGCTACAGAAGGCAGAAGGCAGGCATTGCAGCGATGTGGCGTTACGGGATAGGGGTAGATGCCGTCAAGCCTCCGCCAGTACCCTGCGCGGAGCGTTCACGCAAGTGCCGTGATGGTCAGGGTGTAGAGGAACACGCCTTTGCTTTGGCTAGGCAACGCGCAAAGAAGTGGAAGATCAAACGCGACCCGTTGGTGGCCGCGTTCTTTGGGAGTAATTGATGGATAAGTATGACAAAGCAATTGAGTTTTTAAAAAGCGTTGAACCAGGCAGTTACTTTGACGAGTGCGCCGAACTGATGCAACAATTATTGGCCAACGTTCATGAACTTGAGCGTTCACCACAACTTTTGTCAAACAAAGAAGTTGCTGCTAGAAGGGCGCAAACGTTTGGTGCTGAGTCATGGTACAAGCGCAATACTCAACGTCGATCTTGAGCCATGCTGGACGCTGAATAGCCAAGGGCTGCTAATGCTGCCGCAGGGGTATAACCTTGGCGAATAAGTTCTACGGCTTTTGGCCAATCAGCCTCACTAAAGAATCTACGTGATTCTTGAATGTCGGCTCTTGCATTTGGCAATGCCGCATCACGGTTCATCTTTGCCTTAATAGCATTTCTAACGCTTTCAGACTCCCCTAAATTCAAAGCCACATTAGGAGGTAAATATGAGGCCTCTTTAAGAAGACCCATTGTTGCCATTCCGCTGAAAGGTTCAGTGGCTTTAAATCCTTCTGGTGTGTATGTTCCAACGCCTGGTCCATAGCCTGATGTATTGAGAGATGGCTTCATGTTGGATGGGTAAATTTCTTGTAGAAGCCCACCTTTTTCTTTCATCAGTTTTCTGACATCAGCAGCGGTAGATTTTGAATCAAATGGGAATACAGTAGCCCCACGACTTGTTGGAGAAATTCCATAACCAGTATCGTTTAAGGCCTGAGTGAGCGCACCCATTTGTGTACTTGTTGGCATTACTCCAGTGTATGGCTCGTCAAGTTTCATGGGGTTTGATGCTCTAGTATCAAGCACTAATGAATTTTTACCCTTAACACTGTTCATTGTGTTGGGTAAATTAAATCCAAACGCCTCTTGCGCATCGTTAAGTGCGCGGAATCGTTCTGCAAAACTCATTGTTTGCTGAGTTGGATCGGAAAGTAGACCGCCACCTCCTGTTGGGAAATCAGCAAGTACCCGTGCAATATTTACGGGCTGATGTTCTGCAATTTTAGAACCTTCTGGAAAATAGGCACCAGATGCCTGAATTGTTGGTAGTTGCCGATACCCTAGCGCACTGTAAATTGCATCTCTATTTCCAGCCCCAATAGTTCCCATATCATTTAAAGCATATTCTGGAACTGGCATATCCCACCGTCCAGTATTACCGTAAGCAATTTTTTGTTCAAATGGAGCATCTATCATTTGCGGGACATGACCCGTGCTTGCGCCAGGTATCGCCTCATGTGTAGCAGATGCAGTTTGCTTGTAGAAATAATCTCTGGCGGTATTGTTTGCATCACGCAATGCTTGCTTGATACCTTCTAATTCATCTCCCGCATATCGACTATTTAATCCACGACTGTATAGGTCTTGACCTTTCCCATAAACCCAAGGAACTTCCTGAATTTGAGGACCGGCCCAGTTGGCTCTTCCACCAACTGCTGACTTGTTTGCTCTGTCAACTTGCAACGCTGTTTCAGCGTCCATGAATGGGTGCATAGTCTCTGACACGCCAGCCTTCCACGGGTTGCCTTGCGGATCGGTGTAGCCCATACCCTGGGCGCGACGGAAATCGTTTACTCCAAATAATCCTGCGTTAGGAACCCTTGGGTCGTTCTTGTTGGCGTACTCACCAATCTTGAAACCCATATTTGCTGGGAGTCCTTCTGCTACGGCAGTATCCAAATTCCTCATTGGTGCGCCTCGGTAGGCCATTTCTGGTGTACCAGCAACGCGACTGTTTAAGTGCTTTAATGCAAATCCTAATTCTGATTCTGGGCTTACACCGGCTGAATAAACACCATGCTGTTCAAGTGTTCTGTTTAACTGATATGGTTCTGAACTTTCAGCAATTCCTTGCTTGGCTCGGTCATACCATGTACCTAAACGGCTTTCATCTGCAAGTCGAACAGCAGCAACGGCATCATTAAAGTCAGCATCCATAGAGCGGCGCATTGCACCCAATCCCTGGCCGCTGGTTACAGTTCTAGGCGCACCCACATATCCTCCGGCTGTTTGCTTTAAATGTTGGCCCTGAGTTGCACTTTTCAGTACCGCCTCATCTCCTAAATTTTCTGCCATCTGCCGATAGTAATCAGCATCTGTTTTTTGTCTTTTCCCTTTTGACTTAAATGTAGAAATCTGATCTTCTGGACTTAATCCAGCACTTTCAAGTGACATCTTTTCAACTTTTTTTGCTCTTGCTTTTTCTTGCAGTTGTTTTTGCCCCCATTTGTCAATTACCAATTGTTCCTCTGGGGTTCTAACTACAGCAGCCGCATCTCCAAGCAATCCGCCGCCCTCTTTAGAGACAATCCCAGGCATCATCCCCATGCTTTGCATATAGTTTTCTGCCAACTGGCCAGCCTTGGGAGCAACGAACTTGCCTACTTGTTTAGCACCGCGACCTGCAAGACGTGCTGCTTGAACTGGAACCATCGGCGCAAACGTACCTATCTGACCTGCTGCCCTGCCTACGGGGTTATCTGCTGCCGGTGCAAGTGGAAGAGTTTTAAGCAACTCCTCAGAGCCGAATGGAACCTTTTGCGATGGCGCATAGTCAAAATCACCAAACTGCTCCATTGGCTTTGGCGAATAGGCAGGTGCAAAATTCAAAGTATCGCTAAGTAAACCAAGTAATCCAGCAACCGTTCCACGCCCTAAATCAACAGGTGCGCTTGCAGCGTACTCGCGCATCTTTGGCGTGTCCTGCCTGAACTGGCCGCGCTTTAGTCTGCTGTAGTCAGGTGCGTAGAATTCGTCAAGTAGTCCCATGTCTGTACCTTTTACTTTTGTTGTGTTGGCTGAAGGCGGCCAGCACCGATCTGAGTAACCGCACCAGGCGCTCCGACTGCCACCTTGTAAGACAAACGCTTAATCGCGTCCTGCAAAGCAGCCATTGCGCTCTCATCAACCAAAGCATTGCGGACAACTTGAGGGTCTTGAGACACAAGAATTCTAGCGATTTGATCTGACTGCGCATCTGTCAAGTTGCCGGTGTTCTGTCCCACCAACTTGCGCAGGACTCGGTATCCCGACATGACGTTACCGCTAAGTGCGCTTGTGACCTCTTCGGGAGAGATGTTCATCCCGATGCGCTGACCTTGTTGCAGGCTTGCTGCCGTAGGAGAGCCGCCAAGAATGCCGGTGGCTGCACGTTGAGAGCCAGCGGCCACGTTGACAGAGCCAAGCAAATTGTCCAACTGATCTTGAGGGAATACATTGCGCAGAATCTGACCCTCTTTAAGGTTCTCATCGGCAAACCGTCCCATCATGCTCTTGCGTGAGCCTGTGGCCATCCGAGTGCGCGTTGCGTCCATCAGACCTGACCGATACGCCTGCTTTGCGGCAGGAGACATAGACTCAAACTCTACAGCGACCTCGTCCGCGCTCTTAGTAAACGCCTTGCGTCCCTCTTGGAACGCGTCACGCGCAGACCGTGTCTGTGCAGCCGTCTGTCTAGCACCAGCCAACGCCTTGGATGACTGGTCAAGGGAGTTGCGCAACTGCAACTCAACGTCCTTGAGTGCAGTTCCAACGCCGCCAGCACCCTGGGAGAACGCCTTGTTTGCCTCGTCCTGAATACCGCGACGGACAATTTCCATATCCTCAAGGTTTGGGGTTCGGCTGTACTCGATGTTCCCATCCTTGAACGTGAAGAATGGGGCCTTGCCTGTTGTGGCTCTGTACAGTTGATTGATGTTGTTTGCTGCCTGTGGAGCGCGTTGCAGGGCCGCTGAGAAGGCATCAAGCATTGGCTTGTCAACTACGCCGCCCTGCTCAAACGCGGCGTTGTACATGGCGTTCTCTGCGACCTTAATGTCTGCCTCGTCCATCTTGTACTGGCGCAAGATATTCTTGTCGCCGGTAGGAGACAATCCAGCGCGCATCTGCTTCATCGCCTCATCACGCATGATGTTGGGACGCGTAGTGAGTGCCTTGCCTATGGTGGCCGACGCAGGACCGCCCTGGGTGTACATCGCACGTACCATTGACTGCAAGGTGGCGTTCTCTGCCATGATCTCGCCCTTGGCGACCCTGTCCACGATCTCGTCAGTGGTAAGCCCTGACTCTGTGGCCAGCCGCTGAATCTCTGTCTCAACCGCCTTTGCGCCACGGCCTCCAATGGTGCGCCTTGTAAAGTCAATCAGTTTGTTTGCTACTGCGCTACCGCCAGTGAGAAGCGTAGTCCCGACTGGGCCAGCGACTGCTCCAACAGCCATGCCAGGAACAACACGCCCTGACCTTTCAAAGAAGTCACCCTCACCAGTTGCAAACCCAGTCAATCCACCCTGTAACGTTCCAACGCCAGCGGCGCGAGCCAATAGCGCAGGGAGTGCGACTGGGGCTGCTGCACCACCAGTTAAGGTTGTGGCTGCGATTGCAGGCAATATTGCACCACCAGCCTCATACGCAAGTGCCTCGTATGGGCTGTCTTTCCTGTAAGCCTCTAACTTTGATCTGATGTCTGCAACTGCCGCGTCGTAAGGTACACCGGCCAGCGACTGAAGGTATGCCTCCAACTCGTCGGAACTGCCAAAGGTAATACCCTGCGCAAGAGATCGCAGTCGCTGACTTGGAGTCTCACCTTGAGGTGCTTGTGGTGCTGGTGCGAGCGCGGCCTGCACTGCCTGCAACTTTGGCAGCGGGATGGCGTTGTTGTTCCCCGCCTTGAGTGCTTGCAACTCCTCGACGGTGAAGGTATCAAGAACCTGTTGCAGATCAGTTTGTGCCATTATCTTGTCTTCCGTTTGAGTGCTTCGTCAATAGCGTTACCCATGTTCAGATTGCCACTAAGGTCATTCTGCACTGTGTAAGGCATTACTTGGAACAATGGAGCGACCTCATCAAACCCTTTGACTTTTGATGCATTTGCGTAAACAAACTCATGATCTTTGATGCGCTGATAGGCAAGTTTCTGCATTGCTGCCATACCAGTGCGAAGTTCTGCGGCAGTCATTGTCTGATCTCCTGCTGCAACGCGTTTAATCAAAGCACGTTCACTGTCAGTAATTGGCCCCTGACCCTTCATTGAGGCAGCAGCAGTCAACTCAGACTGCGCAAGACCTTGAACAACTTGGCGTGTATTCTGTAACGTCTTCTCAGCGTCAGGACCAGCAATTTTCAACTGCTGTCCAACGCGTAGCATTGCAGTTCTGTAATCTGCTGCCGGTCCAAGAACTGCGGCACTTAGAGCCGGTGCAATAGTATCAATGTTGCGTAACGTGTCATTGGCTGAATTTGCGGCATCTGTGACCTGTTGCAGTCGAGTCGCTCCAGCACTTCCGGCTCCAGTTGCAAATGCATTTGGTCCAGGTGGCAACCTCACTTCAGTTTTAGGTGCAATCTGAGAACGATAGGTTCCTAATGCCGCTATGCCTTCTGCCCCAGTTCCACCAAGTTGTCGTCCTTGTAGGTATTCCATTGCACGAATGTCAGTTGGCATTGCCTCATAGGGTTGTGCATCACTAACAATTCTGCGCTGTCCTTGCTTGTTGTACTGGACAACAACAGGCTTGTTCCCAATCATCAGGTTCTGCGGGTTCCCAAACTCTTGAGACGCAGCGATTACGTCAGACATTGACTTTGCAAGTTGATCCGCTGGAAGGAGAGACATCAACGCTCTTTGCTCCCGACTTAAATTAGCAAATGGGCTGCTTTGCTGTACTTGCTGCACAGTTTGAACCTGTGCCGGAGTTGGCAGTTGTCCAATCATGTTGGCGCGAGCCACTGTAGGACCAGCCTGCATATTTGGCATTGCAAGTGACTGCTCAGGTGTAATGGCAACACCTGCGGCTGGCATGGTCTGCCCATAATCTCCAACAAGCATTTTCTGCATACTTGAAAGCATATCCCTTGAACGCTTGGCCTCATCCAACTTCTGCTTGGTCATGATGTTGGCAATGGCTCCTGTCTGAGCCTGCTGATAACCTTGCTGACCAGCACCATAAGCCTCGCCCAAAGCCTGTCCAATCCCGATTGGGACTGCGCTTGGACCTGATGACTTGAGCAGGGACGCGGCCAACGCCATGATGCCTTGTTGGTTCATTCGTGATCGCTGCTCTGGAGTGAGGTACTCTTCAAGTCCAGTATCACCACCGCCAAACATATCGGAGCCTAAAAGACCACCAAAGTCAAATGCTGCCATGATTCACCTCAACCTAAAAGACCAAGAATACCGCCAAGCAATGCGCCACCGCCACCGCCAAGCACATCAATTCCAGAGCCTAATTTAGACCCCATTAACGCTCCACCTAAAGCACCCGCACCCACATTACGAGAGTAAGGCGTTGTGGTAGACATACCGAGGTTCGGGATGTTGCCGCCAAGTGCTGCGGTAGTCACTCCCAACTTCTCCGTCCCGATGTTGCGCAACGCATCCATCTGACTCTGTAGCAACTGCTGACGCGCACCGCCCAAGTTCATCACGTTCTGACCGCCTTGGATGTTCTGCGCTCTAGCGTACTGAGCCAAGTTCGCTGCTGTACCGTAACCACGCTCACGCATATTCGCAGACAGATCAGCGGCCTGCTTGAGAGCAGAGGCGTTAGTAAGAGCAGCCTGCACTCCTTGACGTGAACCACCAAACGCTTTTGCGCCTGTGGCAGCCTGACGATCTCTGAGATCGGCCATCTGACGGCTTGTCTCAATGTCGCCCAGGCTGCGGTCGATTACGTCTTGCTGGTACGGGTTCATGAAGGCGTTGATGTCCTGCCCACTGAACGGGGTCAGGGACTGGTTAACGACCTGCTCTTCACCCGCCATGTACATTGGGTTGAAGTCAGCAAACTGCCGTACAGGAAGTGCGGTAGCGACTGACTTAGCCTGACCCAAGTTCTCAAGGTACGCAGCCTTTAACTGCGGGTCGATGGTTTGGGTTGATGTTGTGGAACCGCCTTTTGACATTTTGTATCTCCTATGCTTCGAGCAAACCGCGAAGTTTGCCCTTTGAAATCTTGCCTGCGTTGATGGCGTTCATCAACTCGATGCCGTACTTACCAACGGACTTGGCGTTGATGACGAACTCGCCGGAATCTAATCCTCCGTAACCATCATCGGGACCCATTGGGTTTGGACCCTGTAAGCGATCCATTGTGACCTGACCGCCTTTGGCATAGCCACCGCCACGTCCCCACTCACCTCGGTTCCCAGGCTCTCCTCGTCCGGCCGTATCACCGCCACCACCACCACCACCGCCACTTGATGGGCTAAGACCACCTTCAGAATCTGAAGAATAAGATAGTCCACCAGCCGCTACTGCGTTGGCTGTTGCTTGCGCGTTCGCAGCGTCTGTCATTGCTTGATTTGCTGCTGCCGCTGCATTCGCTGCATTCATGGATTGCTGTCCTTGTGCTGTAGCTACATCATTACCCATTGAGTTTGATGCAATGCCTGCTCCTGTAGGTGATGTAACTCCATAACCACCTGACGATGTTGGAGTGCCATAACCGCCTCCACCGTATGTTGGGTCTGCTGCAATCAAACCAGCAAGGAGTTTTTGGTTAGCTTCTGCTTCTTTTACAGTTGCGTATGGGAGCATTGCCTGAGAAGCATATTGGGCTAGGAATCCACCAGGCAAAAATCCACCAAGTGCATTTCCATAAGCATCTAATCCAAGTGCTAAATTACCTATAAAGGTTGATGGTCCAGAACCAGCCATTGGGCTTTCACTGTTGAACCTAGATTCTTGTATCTGACCACGCGAACTGCCACCACGATTTGAATTGGGATTGGCCAACGCCTGCTCACGCATCAACTCATCATAGTAACTTGATGGCGCAGCCGAGACGGATGTCGCTGATCCATAAGGATTAAAGCCGCCGGTGTAAGACAGTGGGTTCATGGCATTGCGCTTGCGCATCAACTCCATGATCTGCGCGTATTTGTTGCTACCAGCAACTGGGGTTTGTGTTTCACCGCCACCTAGACTCATATCAATTCCTTGCTCAAAATGAACCACTTAGGTTCGTAACCCTCATCCTTTAAGAACGTCTTCTGCCAACCCTGACGGCCAGCAAGAGATACTCGACTGCAACCCAACTGCTTGCCCCAAGACTCGATGTATGGTCGCATCTGCTTGAGTTCATCTAGGTCGCCGCCAGCAAGGAAGAAGTGCAAGTCCTTGATTCGCGGGTAGACAATGATCTCAGTAACCACTGCTGATTTAGTGCCAGGCCAGAACTGAAATCTGTTACTAGCCACACCCTCCGCAATGTCTTCAATTGTGTGTGTCCCTCCTGAGTATTCTAAAGCCGCTTCGATGTGTTTGCGCAGCGACCAAAACTCCTCCATTAACGCTTACCTGCCGTTGTAGTCTCCAAACGCATAACCCCAACGCGCCAGTCATCCAATATGTTGCCTGTAACCTTCATCTTCACGGACCGGCCTGAGAACCTAGCATCGGTAGGAGCCTTGGCCGAGAACGGGCCATAGGTAGATTCAGCCGATGTCGGGTACAACCTTGCCGTGAAGGAGATGGCAACCTCGCCCAGTGTCTGCTCGTCGGGGATAACAGACCTGACGGACATGATGTTCTCGCCTGTACCGATCTCAATGGGTCCTGACTGGGCGTAGGGGTTGACAGAGTCGTAGGTGAATCCCACCTCATGCTCGTAGATGTAGGAGTCTGCGCTCACCATCAAGGGGTTGCTGAACACGCCCCTGTCAGTGCCAGCCGTGCGAGACATAGTTCCAATAGCCCAGTGACCCTCACGGTAGTTGTACGTCACATAGGAATCATTCTCGTTTGATGCACTTGAAGGGTAGAACCATGTGATCTCACCAAACGAAGAGTTGTGGACTGCGTAGACCTTTGAGGCTTGGTTGTAGTTGATGTTGTTGAAGACGTAGTCGGACACTTCGCAGTTCATTGGCTTGACGTAGCCGTCGTACTGCCAAAAGCCTGACTTGGACATCCACATCGCGGAGGTGTCAATGGCCGCTATTGCTTGCGAAGAGATCACCCCACAGCCAGAACCTACCTTCTCAAACGAGTACACGAAGGGAAGGCCTATGTAACTTGCTGTATGCACATCCACGTCTGTAAACAATAAGTTTACACCTCGGACTCTTTTTCCTGCCTTCAGTGATCCAACTGTGGCTAGTTCAAAGTCACCCGCCTGATTAGTTGACGCGGCAGTCCATACTGTGTTGTTCTCTTGGTCACACCAAGACACTAGACGGCCATTCCCACCGGCTCCCAACGCAAAGATAATTCGCTCTGAAGTCACCAAAAGGGCGGCGCAGCCCGTTGGGGCATTGGTGATTACAGCAGCAAGAGTCGGAGTTGAAAAACCCAACTGCCACTCGTAGAGTTTGCCGTCCGTGTCGCTACACGCCACAAGGTACTCGCCAAAGGTGTCAAGGCTCCACGTTGTGGCAGGAGCCACGGAGCCGATGTCAGGACGTGCGACGCCATAGGCAAACGAACCGTAGGTATTGAATCCATAGCCAGTACCGCTGAGTGCGTTTGCTCGGCCTGTAGTGAAACCCGTTGGGGTGATGTCTTTGACAACGGAGTTCTCGTCCATCGCAAAAAGTTTTGAATGAGTACCAGCGGCAACGTACCGGCCACCGATGTTTGATCTCCATGCTATCAATCCACGGCAGAGTCCAGTGAGTTGCGTCGCTGACCTCTTTCTCCACCCGCCAATGGGTCGCAGAGTGTTCTCGTACCAGCGCACAAGGTTTGAGTCGTACCAGCGTCCCGCAGCCTGGTACTCAGTACCATTACGGTAGACGCCTGGGGGGATTTTGAGTGGTATGAGTGCCATGACGAGATTATGCTGTTTCTGTGGACAAATTGGAGACGAACGACATGGTGGCAATCACCGAAGGAACTGACGGGCGTGTCGGGGAGGTTCCCGCCGCAAAGGTTTCAATGGTCACCGCAACGTCGCTTGTCCTCCAAACGATCTGCACATAGTCATTTGCGACCATGCTGACAAAGAAATTAAGGGCAACGATTACATGGGACGGGTCGCCCGACGACTTCCTTGCCGAAATGCCAAACCTGCTGTTGGATTTGGCAATGTCCGTCCCGTTCTTTCTGAACCAAAAGTCAACATCCTCAGAACTGTTTGTCGTGTTCTTGACTTGGATGCTGAATTGCAGGTTGTACACACCAGGCTGCGCCACGTTAAGCCTTGATGAATCTGACAATGTCACCCCGTTGCTGAAGTCCGTAGTGTCAAAGGTTACAGGGTAGGCTGTGGTGGTGTTGGCCGCCGTCTGATTTGTACCGTCCTGAAACGCACCGTAGGGTATGTTGATGTACTTCCCTCCCCTCGGCCCGAACAGCGCAGCAATGATGCCTGTGACGCGCTGAAAGTACCCTCCCATATTGGCAAAGGTCTGGCTGAAGTATCTCTGCTCGTACTCATTCCCAGGCGTACCCGTGTTGGGTGCTGCCGGTGTTGTAAGTTGGCTGGTGTAGTTTGTTGCCATTACTCAAACTGACGAGTGCCAGCCTTGTCAATAATCAATGCTTTGCCACGGGGTTCTGCACCATCCACGTTAGGGATGCTGATATGCGTCCATCGGTCAAACTCACGGATGATCTGATCAAATGGCAAACCCGCAGCAATCACAGCGCGGACTACTTCGTCGGGAGTCACACCTGGCACTCGGAAGTCAGCCGCACAACCGTGACGGTGTTGGCTGGAGTCCTTGCTGCCCACTGCGTCATTGACCTGCTTGCAGCGGAACGCAGAGTTAATCATCACAGGCTTGCCACCCAAGGTAGATTTGACCTGCTCAAGCAATTGCGCCAAGCGTTGCAGGTTGCTTATTTCTTCCTGTGTCGGGCTGTTATCAAACTCACGGTGGTCGGTGACGGTAAGTTCCGCAAGGGTGAAGTGTTTACTTAGGCTTGTCATTGCCGTTTTCTCCTATTTTGATGCCAGTGATAAGGCCAAGAAACCCGCCAACAATAGTCTGAAACGCAGGGCCAACAATTCCAAAGAGTTTGTCGTTATCGACTAGCACGTCAAAGAAACCAAACATAAACACAACAACCATTGACAGCACGGTAAGCGACAGAGTGACGGAAGCAATCAAAGTAACCCATTGGGATAGTTGCTCTCTGCTCATTTGTTGCTCCGCATCTCAACAATTTTCTCAGCCGTTCTGCCACCAAAATATGCGAGAAACACGATCTGACCCCATGAACCTAGCAGATTTACGTAGGACTCTTGTGCGTTGTATCCAAAGGCTGACATCGCTGTAAACATAAAGTAAGCAATAAAGATGGCGATTAGTGCGATTGGGCGAATGTTCTTAGACAGCCACGAATCCGATGCCATGTCAGCAGTCCACCGTGCAGTGGTGTTTTCCTGTTCAGCCTTAAACATCTCAGTCTCGTTGGCCATCTTTGCCAACTCACCGCTTTGGGCAAGCGTAGCCAGCTCAAGCTGGGCTTTGGCCTTGGCCTCTGGGTCGGGGATCAGTTTGTCGATTAACTTACCGCCAACTGCTAATAGTCCTGTAATGTCAAACATCATTTTCCTTTCAAAGCAATTACACCCCAAGCCACCAAAATAAAGATGGCCGCAGCCACCAGTATGCACAACCCCATTGTGATGGCCTCGTCTATTTCCTTCTTGCGGTTCTTGGCCGCTTTAGCATCTAGTATTTCTTGCGTTCTTCTGCGCTGCACAATGCTGTTGCGCTCTAAAAGAATCTGACTCCACAACTGGCTGTGACCTTGGTTGATGAAGTGCCACTTGAGTTCTTCTTCAGCCCGATTCAGTTCATGCAGTTGCATGACGGTACTCATCGCTTGGCTGGTGTCGGAACTGTATTTCTTCTTCGGGTCCTTAACTGCTTCCTTTGCAACCTTTTCCTTTGCATCAAAGAACTTCATCACATCGCCGGTGATGCCCTGAATGTCTTTGCCCATCTTGATGGCGGCTTGGATGCCTTTGATGGCTCCTTGGGCAACTGCGAAGGCCGTTAGTGGGTCCATGATGCTACTTCTTGCTTTGGCAAATTGTAGTAAGCAGCCTCCCCATTTTTTCTCGCCTTTATTGCATCATCAATAAGTTTATAACGACCTAACCATTTGTTTTTTTTGTTTACTTTTATGTAAACATTCCAGCATTCATCTCTTTTATACCAAGACACGCCAATGTGTCCACTTGTATTGTGCTTTGGAGTGCTTATATTTTGACAATTGTCAGAGTACCCTACTTCTCT